GATTATGTGAATATAAATTTAACAGGCAAACTTGATGCTGAAATAAATAAAATCTCTTTTTCTGCTTGGATTAAAAAGAATGATTTAGTCGGAAATGAAATGATAATGGACATGAGGAAATCTGGTTCGTATTCTAATCGTACTCTTTTTCTTGTGGCTGAAAGTTCCATAAGATTTGCTGTTACCTTGGACAATAATTTAACATCTTATAACATTTATAGTTCAATTTCTCCTTCTATTTGGTATAATTTTGTTGGGGTTTGGAATGGAACTCATCTTCTCATCTATAAAAATGGTGTTTCAGATGCTACTCCTGTCGCCTGTTCAGGAACAGTTAAAACTGCTGGGGTTTATAAAATGGACTTGGGAAAGCAATCATTTGATGCAGCGAGTTATTTCAACGGCTCAATCGACGATGTAAGAATATATAACAGGTCTCTTAGTGCGACAGAAATCGCAAATCTTTATGCAATAGAAAAAAATCAGTTTAATAATACTTATACTGGAACTAATCAAAGTGCCAATTTTACATATCAAGTTTCAGGAATAACAGAAGGAAAAATGTTTGCTAATGTCTGGTTATATGAATCTTCAAATTTATACGGAGCATGGATTCCCAATATATTTGAATTAACCTCTGATTCATGCACTGCACCCACTAAAAATTATGATTGGATAAAAAACTTTAATAAAAATTGTGTTCTTTCTTCGAATACAGACCTCGGGACAGGAAAATTAATTATAACGGGGACAGGAAATCAGACAATTGAAGCCAATTTGAGTGCAGCAGGCGAAAAATTGACTTGCTCTGGAACATGCAAAAGAATAGTAAATCCAATGGCTAAAATAGCCTATACCTAATGGCAGTAGGGCAGATAACAGTATTCGATTCGGCATACTTTGATCAGGATTACTTTGATACAGAATATGATTCTACTTTATTAAGCAATTCAAGAGAAGATATCCAAAAGATAATAATCGAGCATGGGATTGAGGCTGATTTAATAAGGCAAACTGAAACTACAGAAACAATGGGAGACGTGACTGCTGTATCTGAAACGACATATCATATATTTTTAATCATACAGGATATTGTAAAGAAAGACAGGCAGATACACGAAATGGGTCTGGCAATTCCCGGTAATTCTAAAGCGTTCTTTTTTTATGAATATCCAGCCACAATAACAGGAGAGACGAGTTTAATCGTACAGGTTGGGGATATGATAAAAGACAAAGATGATTATTATTGGAGAATTGAGCAAATCCTTGGAGAGAGAAAAATGGAAGGTTCAGAAATATTCAGGAGTGCCGTCATAAAGAAGATAGATTTAAATCAATGAGAATAAAGTTTAATATTCAAAGTGAAGTGAATAAGGAATTGACTATAGATCAATTGAAAACGGTTTTGTTTAAATCCATGATTAAAATGCATGAATTAGCTGCAATTAATTGTCCAGTAGATACAGGAAGGCTTAGGAATTCTATCAATCTTAAGCCGTCTACGATTGGATATACAAGTTATACCTTATCTGATGGTACGGACTATGGTGTTGATGTTGAGTATGGATGTTTTTTTGGAAATAGTCATAAATATAAAATTCTTACAAAAAGAGGATATAAATTTTTAAGAGATGTAAAAATAAATGATTTAGTATTGACTCATGAAAAAAGATGGAAAAAGGTTATAGGAAAGCCAGAATATTGCATAAAAAAACAGATTCCAAGATATACAATAAAAACAACAAGTGGGAAGAAAGTTACAGTTACAGAAGAACATCCCTTTTTTACAAAAAGAGGATGGATTAGAGCTAAGAATTTGATAAAAGAAGATATTCTTATAGAGGTGGTATGATGGTATTTAAAAAAGGGGATAAATTAAAGAGAGATATATCTGGTAAAAATAATCCTAATTATGGAAAGAGACATCCTGGAATTAATAAACATCCAAGACCAGATATGATCGGTAAAAATAATCCTATGTTTAAAAGAAAAGATACTAGTGGAAAGAATTATTTTTATGAGGATTTGGGACATAGATGTAGAAGTAGTTGGGAAGTAAATTATGCAAGAATATTGAAATACCTAGATATAGATTATAAATATGAACCAACCTCATTTAAATTAAAAGAAGGAGATAGTTATACTCCTGATTTTTTTTTAAAAAAAGAAAATAAATATATAGAAATAAAGGGATTTTTAACTAAGAAATTCTTAAATAAATTTGAGAGATTTAAAAAACAATATTTTACTATAAAAATAGAACTAATTGATGAAAAAAAATATCTTGAATTAAAGGAAAAATATTTCAATAAAATTGAATATGAATCATCCTCAAAAGCAAAGCAAAATTATAAATTTAAAGAAGTAGAAATAGAATCAATAAAGAAAACTTGTTATTCCCCAAAAAAAGTTTATAATCTTGAAATAGAAGAAGATAATAGTTTTATTGTTAATGGAATAGTAGTACATAATACGAGCCCCCACATTACTAGCGCAGAAAATCTAAAAGGATGGTCAAGAAGAGTACTTCATAATGAAAACGCGGCTTATGCCGTAATGAAGGCAATTGCTAAGAGGGGAACAGAAGCTCAACCTTTTTTTAGGCCATCGCTTGATCAAGTTAAAACAATCTGGGTTCCAAGGTACTTTAATCAGATACTTGGAAAAACCAACAACAATGTTTAAATAATTACAAAGATAATAATAAATTGACCAAGAGGTCTATTTCAAATCCAAGAGGAACAAATGATAAAAAAAATAAAAGTTAAATGTAATTTTTGTGAAAACAAAATTACAGGGGCTAAAATCTGATGGTATTTATATCACCAAAAAATATTTTAATAGAATTCTTAAGATGTAATATTACAGATCCAAGAGCAAGAGCAGAGGATTCTCAGACAGAAACATTTGATGGTGGTTCTACTGAATTTCAATTAAGTCCTACTTCTGGGTCAGTTTCATGCATAACATCCGTATCGGTATCATCGGTAGATCAAGAAAAATGGGCTAAATACTATATAGACTGGCAGAATCAAAAGGTTATTTTTTATTCAAACACTGCGGCAGGAACGGATAATGTTGAAATTACTTATAAATATGGAACTACAAATTGGATATACCCAGACAAACCAAAGGAAACGTTAAGTTCGACAAGTTTCCCAAGAATGAATATCCTTGCAGTAGGGGGACCAGGAGAAAGAACGGGGCAATATAATTCAGATTTTGAAAGTGCTATTCATTTTCAAATAGATATCTGGGCAAAGGAAAATCAGTTATTTACGATTAGTTCAGTAAAGTATGAAGGGGATAAATTAGCTGAGTATTTGGCTTATGAGGTAACAAGATCTTTCAGAGCTGAAGAGGGGGATATCTTTCCTGCAATGTATAATTATACTCTCTTAGGAAGTCCGAGAGATATGCCATTTAATCAGGAATTGCAAGCGTTTCATAAAATAGTTGAAGTTGAGATGAAAGGAATAAATATGGGAGAAAGCAAATGACGGAAAAATTTCTGGGAAAGAGAGAACAAATTGCTATTTGTGAAGAAGATACATGGGCTGCATTAGGAACAAAAACAATGGCTGCAAATGGGTTTATAATTGGAAAGAATGCCAAAATAACTCCGGCATTTTCAAAAAATTGGAAGGAAATTCTATCTGCAGGGGCAAGTTCAAGAGATATAGATTCAATGGAAGTCGGAGATAATTCCTATCCATTTACGATGGAATTTGATGTTACAAATTGGAAATTTCTTAGATATTGCGCGCATGGGACTGTTACAAATACTGGAACAGGGCCAACAGTTCATACATTTACTGCAACAGATACGGTTAAGTCTTTTACACTTGAATGGGCCAAGAGACAAAGTTCAACTGGGACACATCACGTAGTTACTTTGACAGGGTGTGTTATAACCAAGTGGGCATTGAAGTTCGCGAAAGGGGCAGGACCAGGGGAAGGATTCGTCACAGCAATATGCGAATGTCTAGGTAAATCAGCAGCAGAAGGATCAAGTGTCACAACAATAACACAAATCCCAACAACAGAAGTAGCATTTAAATTTAGGATGGCTAAACTTACTTATGCCGGTTCAGAAGTAGTTGAGGTAAATAATGGAGAATTGACGTGTGATAATGGAATAGATGAAAATGATTCAAGATATGCAAATTCAACATTAGATCAAGCAATAGGCGAGCCGATTCCAAAGACTAGAAGATATACATGCAGATTCAATGTTAACATGACAGATGATACTTATTGGGAAGATTGGGAGGATGAAGTTGTTATTCCAAGTACAAATACATTATCATTCACAAGAGGTTCAGCTCCAGCAGATGATTGCACATTCACATTCACTAGTATGTACTTGCAAAGTCCTGCAGGATCGACAAATATTGATGGAATAAACAATATAGATGTAATAGGAACAATTAAATCTGTCGCTATTGTGGCACGTGATGCGAAAACGGACTACTAAAATGTTAAGGGAGGTTTAAAAAATGGATTTTGAAAGTGATTTCCCATCAGAAGAACTTGTTGAATTTAATATAGAAGGAAGAATTTTTAAGTACAAACCTGTTATTGCAAGGGATGAAAGTGCATGGGTAAATGAATATATAGAAATTATCGATGGAAAGACCGTCCAAAATTTTGATAAATTAACTCAATGTAAGATAAGAAATCTTATGGAAATTCCTTATAGCAAGGAAATTATAAAGTTAAAAATAGGCAAGGATCAGGAATGGAAGGATTTAAACAAGGAAGAAAGATGGGACTTTCTCGGAAGACTTAGTCCGATTATCTTTAATAAGATAATCAATAAGATTAACGAGATAGACAAAAGTGGAATAAAAAAAAACTGATATTTGGAATCCAAACGTGCAATCCTGAAAGTGGATTCGTTGTTGATTCTGATGAATTTCTTCTTTGGGCAAAATACAAATTCTTTGAGGCGGGAATAAGCCCCAGGGAATTTGATAAATGCAGAATAAAAGATATTAAAGACATAATGGATATAAAAACAGCAATGGAGGAGAAGGCCATAAGGGAAGCCAAGATTCGTGAGGCAATGGCTAGAATGCAATAATGGAAGTAGGAAGTCTAGAAATTGGTGGGAGTATAGATACTGCAGAAATAGAAAGAGGATTAAACTCTATTGAAAGGGGATTTGATGATGTTACTATAAGTGGAAAAAGTGTAGAATCTGATTTTATAAGGATTAACAGTTCTGCAATGAGCTTGGCAAAAAGTTTGGGTATAATTGGAGGTATAACTGCTTTGGTAAGTTTAGCGAAAGGTGCTCCTGCAGTTGCTGGAGAAATGGCTCAATTGGAAGTTGCTGCGGGTAAATTGCAGAGATCTCTAGGGGAAGCACTTAAACCAGCATTCCAAGGAGCAGTAGATGCAATGAATATTTTTGGAGGTTGGATAGAAGAGAATAAGGAATTAATATCCTCTTTTGCGACTCAGACCCTAGAAGCTCTGAATATAGTCCTAGGATCGATTGTAGGGCTATGGAGGGACTTATCCGGGATTGAATTACCTGTTTTAGATATAACAATCGGAGAGGGCCTTAAATGGCTTGTAGACACGTTTGGATCGACTATAATCGCAGGTTTCCTTGGATTCAAGTTAGGAGGGCCTGTAGGCGCTGCAATAGGTGCTATGGTTGCTGCAACATCCCAAGAGGGGATATTAGGTCAGGAAGCAATGATAGGGGCGGCTATTGGAACTACAGCGGGTATACCACTTGGGCCATTTGGAATGTTGGGGGGTGCAGCATTAGGATCGGTTGTAGGATTATTGACTGGGGCAATACTTGATGCATTAAATAGGAGGAACGCAACGACGAACGCTGCGGATATGGAATAATGGTGATGACTATTTCAAATTATTCGGGTACGGCTAATACTTTTACATTTCCAAATAATCCTATGTCTTTTGATGATGCTATCGTGGCGAATTATACAACAACAAATGTAGGATATCAAAGGCATCATTATTTTATAAGTGGGGGGGGGATTGCTCCGAAGAAGATTGTTCTTCAGGGGAGTTTCTTTGGATCAAGCAAGAATACAAATTATTCTACATTGGCCGGACACTTTATAGAAAATACAAAATTAAAGAAACTTTATTGGGATTCAGACAAATTTTATCTTGGATTTGGAAAAGAGATAAAAAAAACACATTCAGGAGGGAGGACAAACTTCCTTGATTATGTTGCAACATTTGAGACATTGGTAGGGGTTTTATTTAGTAATACACAAAAAACCTCCGGAACTAATGAGGGGAATGTTACTACCTTTATAGAAGAAATAACTGGACAGCATGATGGGGCGGGGGATGTAGTTATCTCTGATGCCCTTGGAAATCAGATAACAATCCCCGAAGCATCTTTTACTGGAAAAACATATTTTAAATTAAAATTTGTTGATATGATTGACTCAGGGGATGGAATTTATGTAACAGAATATAATTATTTTGAAGTTTGTGCGACAGTTGATGGAGTATATACTCAAGTTAAAACTGTTAGAACAACAGATGGTTTTGGAATTCTGCAATTAGCACCAGGTGCAAATATTTCAACAATAACCATAACAAATACTACTGGAACACCGGTTAAAAAATTTAGGGATGCTTATGCTTAGAAAATTTTAAATCACAATAATTATGAGCTTTATTATAAACGCGACGAATCCAACTGGGGAAATAGGGACAATAATCGCAGATATGGGATTCTATTATTCAGATAATCTTAATTCGATAAATAAAGGAAGTATAAAGATAAGTGGATCAAGTGAGGTAAGAAGAAGTTTATTATCTATTGGATCAGACATCAAGATTTATCGAAATGGAACACTTGAATTCAGGGGGATAGTTGATTATATTGATTATTTTGAGGGGGGAGGAATTGTGGTTAATATTTCTGGTTACGAGAAATGGCTATCTTTTGAGAATGGAGCGTATGCAGGAAGCCCATGGATAGCAACAGCAAGTGCAACGATATTCTCTGCAGTTCTAAATGAAAGCACCAAGTTCAATCCTGGAACAGTAGATACAGGAACAGCAGTAGATTTCAGGGCAAATGTTTCAGATAGTTTATGGAATGTTATAAATAATTTGACGGATGCTACTCAGCAAGACATTGGGATAGATTATATTAATTCTGAAATTGATATACTTGATCATAAAGGAAGTTCAACAAGTGTAGGGACATTTAATGCAAAAATACAAATAGAAGATGTTAGGATTTCTCAATCATATCCAATAGGAAATTATGTTAGAGTTTACGGAAAAGGAGATGGAGAAAATCAGATAAAAAGCACATCAGCTCATGGCCAGGATGCGACAAGCCAAGCGACATATGGGATTATTACAAAGATAGTTCAAGATCCAAAGATAATGAGTGAAGATCAGGCAAATATTCTAGCAGATGCCCTTTTGGATGAATATAAAGATCCAATCAAAGTCTATGATTTTGATGTTCTTGATGCAAATCAAAGTATAGTCAGTGGTGATGTAATTACACTTAATGCAAAAGCGCAGGGCATTTCAAATGAAGAAGTAAGGGTTGTATCCATTAAACGAGGAGAAAATAATGGAACAGAGTTCCTCACACTTGAAGTTACAAATGCTGAATATTCTAGGAAAATAAAGACTGCAAATGAGAAAATAGCACAATTGGAAAAACTTATAAGGGATCAACAAACACATATGCAAGGGACGACGAATATACTCACTTTCTCAGATATGATAAATGCCAATAGTACTCTTCCTTTGCGTGTTATAGGAAATGTTAATTCTTCTGATATGTATGACGAGGCAGGGAATAGAAGGATTAATTCATTCTTACTTGATTATGATGTTGATCCATACAGAAGGAGTGTAGGAACAGCGACAGAAACTAATGTAGCTCCAGAGGTGGCAGGAAGTTCGGCAAATACTGAACCTGTAGTATCTGGTACTTCTTCTTCATCAACTCCAACAACAACAGGTGTTGTTAGTGTCTGGGCAGCAACTCAGGAAACAGGTAGGACTGCGGCAACTTATGTTGAACAAAATTATAATGGGAGTGGAGTAAGTTATTATACGACTAGATCTCTTACATTAATCTATAACGGAGATGTATCTACTGTTAGTGTTGATGCATGGGTAGAATTTCCAAGTGGAAGTACGGATAATGATGGTAATTATAATCTTGGTGCAGGGGAGATATTGCGATGGAATAGTGGTCAGACAAGTAGTTCTAATATATCCGGTTTTGCTCATTTTGATGATGATAATAGAAATGCGACTCATTGGACTGGAACATTAGAGAATGTTTATTCTCATACTCATGGAAGTCATTATCATGGAGATGGATCATATACGGCTGATAATCATCATCATGAAGATGGATCATATGCAGCAGGGAGTCATAATCATTCAGTTAGTGTTGGAGATGGAGTCTCTGATTCAGGTGCAATTAATGCTACGCAAGTTAGTATATACGTCGATTTTTGGAACACCGGAACAAGTGCATGGGTGAATAAGCACTCAATTTTAAATACCGGGAAGACACTTGATACTGATGTAGACATAAGTAACAGCAATACATTGCCGGATGCCGCAGGATTTTGGAGGGTAAGAATAATCACAGATAATGCAACACCAGATCTAGTTCAAGCTGTAATTAAAGTTAAGCACCAGCTTGACACATAGGAGGTGTAAAATGAAAATAAAAATAATTAGAATATACGAAAAAGATAATCTTTTGAGAGTTGAGACTGAATGCGAGTTCGGTAAAGATAATCTTGGATTGAGTTTAGATGCTAAATACAAGGATCGTGATGGAGAATATAAATGGATGAAGGAAGTAAAAGTCTTATTGCAAAAAAAATATGGAAGTCCTATACTAGAAAAAGAAGTCTTTAATGAATTCAAGGACAAGGAGATTACAATATGATAACAAAAAGCGAGGCTAGAGAAGTTGCAATATCCATATCTGAGAAAATTGGAAATGGAAAAAATGGATTAACAGAAAGCCACAAAATAGCCAGAATGGAAAAGATATTAGGTAGTGAATCAGATAAGATAATAAATCTTGGAAGTAATAAGGAAAAAGGCGTATCATTCATTAAAGGAATTACAGGTGTAATTGATTCAGATGGATATATTTCTACAAATGAACTTGATCCATATATAAAGGAGAATAAAAATAATTTTCCGTTGGATATTCGGGATAAGACAGTTGAAAAAAAGAAGAGGATATTAAACGTTGAAATAAAGAATGATGGAAGCGGTATGTTATCTGGGATAATATTTAATGGAAATGAGGATGATCCAAGAATCAGGCAGACTTATGGAGTATCTCTTTGTTCTGATAGAGATCTTGCAAGGATAGAATTAAAAGCATTCAATGAAGGAAAGAAATTCAAGATACATGAGAGGACTATGTCTATACATATGGAAAATGGAGATCTTGATAAATTCATAGATAGTGGAAATATAACAATAGGAGAAGATTCTGAGGGGGAATATTAATGGCTCATCAAAGAGTTATTAAAGAGATGCGGGAAGATTGCCATTGTGAAAATGAGGAATTTTGCCCGCTTGAATCATTAATAAGAAGTTTCAATGATAGAATGCTTGAACAGCATAATTGTGTCAGGCTTTACAGATGGAACATGGGCAAAAGACTTAAAAGACCAATCACTTGGGATGAAGCGTATATATCTTGGTCTGATGAGGGATGCGCAAAGAGATTTTCAGATGTTTATAGGGAAGATTTAACATGGAAACAGATATATCAAAAAACTATGAAAGGAGGTGAAGATAATGATTAATCAAATTTTAACAGGTATTATTGGAGGTCTTGCATTCTCGTTGTCAGGATTAGCGAAGAAAGAAAATAAAGAAGATTTTGACTGGACAAAGATGATTCCAACAATAGTAATCGGAGGAGTCATAGGAGGGATTGCAGGGTTCATGAATCAGGACTATGGAGTAATAGCCAATTCATCTCTTGCTGCCGGGCTTACTGCAGTAATTGAGAATGGATGGAAAGCGATCTATAGAAAATATATTTCTAAGTAATAATAGAAATATAATCAAAAGTTGGACCGGAAATCAAAATTTATGCAGGTTCGAATCCTGACAAATTTTCTTTTTGTAAATTGATATCTGGTCGCTTTTTCATTATTATTAAAGGGTAACAGACTTTTTAAATTTATGGATTGGGTAAACCATAATTTTATAAATCTTAATTGATTGAATATTTAAAGTTGCAGGGGAGATAACAGTTCTTAGTTGACTTGTTTATCTCACTCCCCTGTAACTATAAAGTAGTCAGACGAATTCTTGAAAATTAGAAACTTTTATAAAGACTTAATTCATAGAAGATTTGAGATAAACAATGAAAAACTCAAATAAAAGAAAAGCAAAGGGGCACTATATCTTCCCATTGGCGTGGCTCGGGCAACCATTTCCCGTTCGACTGTATGGTTTGGGCATAGAAGATCAATGCGATTTATGTGTAAATACCTTACACGGGAGCAAGGAATAAACAAGGAAATCCCTTTTTTTTCTGACTGAAATAATGATAAACTTAATTCGAAAAATAAAAAAAACTAAGAGTAAGAGAGGTAGAATTCTGGAATTTTTGGAAATCGGAAATATTAATCATAAAACGCATTTTTTGGAGGATGGTGCGTGTAATGCATTTACACAATGATAGATTTTTGTTTGAGTGATAAAATTAAAGAAGCATTTAAAGATTATAGAAATCCAAATATTATTTCAGATGATTATAACTTAGAAGATGGAATAGAAAAAGTTTTAAAAGAGTTCATAGAAAAATGTGAGGAAAATTCTTCATTTAGTGATGATTTAGATGAAGATGTTATCTCAATAATAAAATTAAGAAAACTCGCAGGAGAAAAACTTACACAATGATAGACTTGACAAAAGATAGATATCTTCCAAATAGCTTAAAAAGAAAGCCGGTGATAGCATTCAGAGCAGAACCAGACGTAGCATTTTATTTGAAAGATCTAAACAAATCAGAGGTATGCAATAGGGCGATAAGGAATTTAATAAAGATAATTAAAGACCCAGAAGAATTATTAAGAGAGCTAAAAATGAGACATCCGGAGCTCTATAAATACGTTGGAAGGAAAAGATATAAATATAAGTTAATTAAGATTAACGGGGGAGTAGGCTAAGGAGTTGAAAAGATACAGACTCCAAAGGAAACGCCGCAGGCCCATAAGCCTGGTACCGCATGCAGGTTCGATTCCTGCCTTTCCCATTCCCTTGAAATTTTGAAAAAGATGTTCAAGGCTCCGGATCAGAATCCGTAATTCTGATGACACCCAGGAAAGACTGGGAATATTCAAAAAAATGATAAAAAAAATAATAACTTATTTATATAGGTCATTAATTAAATCTCCAAAAGAACTCGGAAAGATTTCAAATTATAAAGTTAATGCATTACTTTATCCACTTTGTAATAACTTGTTTCTTTCTGACGGAATTTATTCAACTACAAGTATGACTAATGCAAAAATATTCACGAAAGAATCTATGATAGAAACAGATAAATGGCTTGAAGAAAAACATGATTGTGATAATTATTCCTATGCATTAAACGGTTATTGGTCTGACTCTCTTTATTCTTTCTGCTTTGGAATAGCTTGGAGTAATTCTCATGCGTTTAATATTATGATAGATAATGAAGAAGAAGTTTGGATAATTGAACCCCAGACTAACAAATGGATGACTTTAGAAGAAGCAAAACTAAATAAACAATACTATCCATTCAGATTAATTTTAATATGATAGATAAAAAAAGTCAAGGAAAGAAAAATAGAGCAGCAGGAAAACGCTTTGAATTGAAGGTAAGGGAAGATTTAGAAAAAAAAGGATGGATAGTTTTTAGAAATTCTAATGATGTTGAATTTGAGACACAAACTAAATCTCCAGATGTTTTCTTAGAAGAAAAGGGAGATAGTAAAATAGCAAAAATTCTAGAATATGAAAGATTTATAGGAAAATTCAAACAATCAAGACCAAAATTTAATCCATTTACAAAACAATTAATGATGATGCAAAGTGGATTCCCTGACTTTATATGCGTAAGATTTGATAGTCCAGTAAAGAATATAAGAAATATTTTTGAAGTTATGTTTGTAGAATGTAAAGGTGGAGATGAAAAGCATAAGTATCTCGATGAAAAAGAAAAAATGAAAGTAGAATGGATTAAACAAAATCTTAAAATCCCAGTGATTATAGCCAATAAATCAGAAAAACGAGGGGAGATAAAATATGTTCCTTATGAATAAACCAATCAGAAGAACTTTGACAATTCGATGCACCAAATGCGGAGGACAGCAAAAAACAATCAGACAAAGCTTCAAAGGATCAAAGAAATGTGTATACTGCGGAAAGAACATCACAATAAATCGAGATACAATAATGAAAGTAGAATGAAAAAGTTAACTGAATTTAAGGAAAGATACCTCAGAAAAAATGATTATTCAAAAATATTTGATTTTAGAAAGATAGATAAAGAAACATATATTATTCCGATAGATGGAAGAAAATTTCTTATTCTAAGAGAGGGAAAATGTGATTATAAAAAATGCAAGAATGTATGTTGCAAGTTTTTTCTTATAAACGGAAATTACAAGTTCGCCGGATGCTTTTTTGACAAGATAAAAATGGGACATATATTAAAGAAGAAATGCAGATTTCTAAGGAAGAACGGAAAATGCAAGGTATGGAAGACAGGATTATTCCCAGAGGCGTGTAGGCAGTTTCCTCATCCAAATGACAATCATTTTAAGTTAATCCAAGATAAGTGCACGATAAGATTTAAGATAATAGGTGAATTGAAATGATATGCCCATCTTGTGGAAAGGAGAGAACTTATTTTGTCGGTAATATCTGTGCTGCATGCGATCGAGCAATTAAATCCTGTCGAGGAGTAATATCCCGGAATTATGTAAGGAAAGTAAGAGGATTAGAGATTCCATTTAAAGGAGCATTAAGATACTCAATTAACACAAAAAAGAAGAATGTATCAATTTAATAGTGACAGGAAGGTTTTAAAAAGAACAAATGTGTGA